CCTCCCTTAGAGAGTTACCCCACACCCCCCCCTACTCCTCTATTTACTTATTCTCTTTAAGAGGTTAGGTTGGTTAGACGGTCGGACAAACCCAGTCATACCAAGGCGTCTAACTTCGTCCAACCTCCAAATGCCCATGCAAGAGATCAAAGTCCGTTTTGAAGCCACCGATCTGGCGGCATTGGACCACCAAGCCGCTAGCGCTGGCACATCCCGTGCTGCGTTCATTCGTGACAGAGCGTTAAGGCGGCTCACCACGGCGGAGTATCATGCGTTGGTGGCTGATGCCGTTGCCTTCATGCGCGGTGATCTGCCCAGGATGCAAGTTGAAACACTTATCGCTTATGTCATCACCAGACTTGATCAACATCCCAGCCAAGCAGTCGCCGGTCATCAACCGACTCCATGACTGCATGACACGAGCGCTTGCATACGCCGCGGCCATCCGCGACAATGCTCAAGACGACGGCCAGCCAATCCCCATGGAACTGGTCATCAGCTTTGAAGACGACTACAGCAAAATCATCGCATCACTCCATGAAGCTCATCACCTCGCAGGTTGATCTCGACCACGCCTTACGCACCATTGCACCAGCCGTTGGTGTTCGCAGCTCACACCCGATCCTTGACTGCTGCCTGATCACCGCTGCTAACGCCACTGCCACCATCACCGGCTTCAACCTTGACCTAGGCATCACCGTCACCATCCCGGCAGCCGTCAACGTTGCCGGCGCCATGGCACTTCCGTATCGGCTTCTAGCTGGCCTTGTAAGCCGCATGGATGACACGGAGGCTGTGGAGGTCGCAGATGGCACTGTGAGCGCCTCTGGGGGCTCCTACGGCCTTGCTGGGCAGGATGCAGCCGATTACCCGGCGATGCCCGTTGTAGAGGCTCCTAGCGCTGACCTAGACATCACCGCTGGCGTGCGTGCATGTCTCATGGCAGCCAGCACTGACGCATCCAAGCAGGTGCTACAGGGGATTCACCTCGCCAACGGCTTCATGGAAGCCACCGATGGCCATCGGCTCATGCGGCTGCCGGTGGACCTACCCGATGGCATTAACCTCACCCTGCCAGCCAGCACCATGAAGCTGTTGCAGGATCGCACCGTTGGCATCGCAGCAGCTAATGGCCAAGCGGTTATCGACGCCGGCGATGGCATCACCATCTACAGCCGCATCCTTGATGGCACTTACCCCGATGTGGCAAAGCTCATACCCGCCACCTTCGACACCGCTATCACCCTTGATCGTCACCGCTTTGCGCGATGCCTTGAGCGTGTTGCGCTCATTGGCGAAATCGTCAAACTACTCATCGGCGACAATGGCACCATGGTGATCAGCGCTGAAGCGGATGCCAGCAATGGCACCGAATCCATCAAATACACCGGCACCACTGGCAAACTAGCGCTAGCCTTCAACGTGCATTACCTGCTCGATGGTCTAAAAGCATTCCGTTCAGCGGAATCTGTTACACTATCGGCAAATGGTGCTACTACTCCTGTAGTTATCACGCCAACCAATGCATCAGATCAGACTTACCTGATTATGCCTGTGCAAATTCGCAGTTAATTCCGTGGCGCGCAAGGGCACTGAACACGAGAAAATCCTACGGGTGCATGAGATCTACAGGCTCCTAATTAAAGGGGCCTCTAGGTATCGAATCCTTCGTCATGCTTCGGAAAAATGGAAAGTAAGTGAAAGAACAGGCGAAACTTACCTTGCCGAAGCACGGCAATTGTTATCGCGTGATCTAGAAATTGAGCGCCCTAAATGGTTGGAGCAGTCTGTTGCTGAGCTGCAAGATTGGAGATGGCAGGAGCTTAATCCTGAAGATCGCGATGAAGGTGTCACCACTACCAACCGACTTGCGGCACTGCAGTTCCTAAAAGCTCAGGCTTCGCTGCTGCAGTTTGAGATGAAGTGATTAGACTGCGTGCAATGAAACATTAGCAATGGCACGCCGTTATTCCCGTGACAATCGAGGCAGATTTGCTCCGAAAGGCGCAGGAGCTACGGCAAGAGGCGGACGGCTTAGGACAGCAGCAGGTAATAAGCGCAAGACGCAAACTATGCAAGCCAGTGGCTCTAAAGCAGCAGGCACCATCAAAGGAAAAGTAAAGCGCGACCCTAGCGCCGCTAGCAAAATTGGGCAAGGCAAGACTGCGACAAATGTAGCCAAAAAACGCGTCCTAGTTAAAGCTAACGCTAGGCCAGAAAATCTTTTTTCAAGAGCAACAAAATCAACACCTGGTTACGGCACTGATGCTAAAGCAAATATTGCTAATGCCAGAAAAACAGCAGAAATGGCTGGAGCACGAACAGCACTAAGAAGCAACAAACGAAGTAGTTCAGTTGCGTCTGTTAGCTCAAAAACGCCCAATCAAATTGATTTTAACGCTTCCCATTCTTCGTGGGCAAATCCTCGGCAATCCGCAATTAAGGATAGGAGGCGGAATCTTTTTTCAACAGCTAAAGCAGGCCACGTTGTTCAGCATGAACTTGGGCATATTAGGCATAATCCTATGAAAATGGCAGCCAGTTTTGAAATGCAATTGAGAAAGAAAGGGCAAATTTACGCAGATGCAGACAAAGTAGTTGCAACGCAAAGGCTGGCTAGGCGGGTGAGTCAATATGCACGAACTAGCCCAGCAGAGTTTGCGGCTGAAACCAGGGCTGCGTTGTCTCTTGGCAAGAAATATGACAGCAAAGTAATGGGCCTTTATCGACAAGTCACTGGCGAGCGGCTGCCTTCAGTTAAATCCCAGCAACGCCGGCAAGGTGTTGTTGGTCAATTTGTGTCTCCGCGTGCAAAGCGCAAACGTTGACTCTGCTAAGCTCAACACGTTATCACCTTACAATATGGAATTGTTTCTCGCCAGCCTTGCTGATCTCATTGGCGAATCTGAGCTGTCAGCTATTGAGCTGATTGGCGCGCTTGAAATCGCTAAGGCTGAGCTGCTTAACGACCTGTTCACTACTGACGAGGATGCAGAATGACACCCACCGTTACCGCTGTTGGCCGACTGCTTAAGCCCAAGGGTGATGAGCCGCGGATTCTGCATCGCATCGTCGTAAAGCCTGATGGCACCGCCAAGACGATCATCCGCAAGCCCTTGTGAGCCTCGTTACCGGCATCTGCGAGCCTGTGCCATTGCTTAGCTTTATGGAGATGCCAACCGCATCATCCATGAGTGAGCAAATAGCAAACATCCGCAATGGCCTACACCCAGGCCAGCTTGCATTTGTTGATGACACCGCCACGCAGATCATTGGCATTTCCGCTGGCTATGGCGCTGGTAAGACCCGTGCGTTATGCGCTAAAGCGGTGATGCTGGCCGTGGCCAACCAAGGCTTTATTGGCGCGGTGATGGAGCCCACGGGGCCGCTAATCCGCGACATCTGGCAAAACGACTTCGATGATTTCCTCGACGCTTACGGCATCCCATACACTTTTCGCGCCAGCCCGCTGCCGGAATACATGCTGCACCTGCCAGGCGGTGATACCAAGATCCTGTGTCGCAGCTTCGAGAATTGGAGCCGCATCATTGGCTTGAACCTTGCCTGGGTGCTAGCTGATGAGATCGACACCGTCACGCCATCTATCGCCAACAAGGCATTCCCCAAGATCCTTGGCCGCTTGCGTGCCGGTAATGTCCGCCAGTTTGGAGCAGCATCCACGCCAGAAGGCTTCCGCTGGATGTGGAACACATTCGGCAGCGATGAAGCACGCGGCCGTGATGACCGCAAGCTGATCAAGATGCGGTCAGTGGATAACCCACACCTACCTGCTGACTTCATCGAGCGGCTGCAGGCCAACTATGACCCGACAATGCTGCGGGCATACCTCGACGGCGACTTCGTCAACCTGACAACCGGCACTGTTTACGACCGCTTCACGCGGGAGAAACATGTAACCACTGACCTGCCCAGCATTGACCGTGAACCGCTCAGGGTTGGCGTTGACTTCAACGTTGGCAACATGTCGGCTGTTATCGGCATACGCACTGCTAAAGGGTTGGTCATCATTGACGAGATCTCAGGCGCTCATGACACCGACCAGCTTGGTGCTGAAATTCGCAGGCGGTACCCAGACCATCGCATCTACGGCTATCCAGATGCCAGCGGCGGCAACCGCAGCACTAATGCAACGCAAACTGACATTCAGATCCTTGAGACATACGGCATCAGCAACCAGTCACCACGTGCCAATCCACCAGTGCGTGATCGCGTCGCAGCAGTCCAGGCGCTACTAGAAAATGGCAAAGGGCAGATCCGGTTGCAGGTGTCAGAAACTTGCAAGCGCATGATCGAATGCCTAGAGCTGCAGTGTTACACCGAGAAAGGCGAACCCGATAAGGATGGCGGCCATGACCACATGAATGACGCACTCGGCTATCTGATCTGGCGTGAATTCAACCCATTACATGCTGGTGCTGGCAGATCGACAGGCATTAGGATATACTGAGCAAGCCCAGCACGCCCATACCAAATGCTGACCGGATCTGAGCTACTCGCAAAAGTAAAAGAATTAGGTGATGCCTCAAAATCGGTGCTTGTCCGTGAATGCGGCTATGTAAGCACCAAAAAGGATGGCACCGAACGTCTGAATTTCACCGCCTTTTATGAGGCGCTACTGGAAGCCAAAGGTGTTGCCTTGACATCTGAGAAGAAGCCAGGCCGCAAACTTAGCAACAAGGCTAAGGTGCAGTTTAACGGTAACCTGTTGGTTGGTTCTGCTTATGTCACATCAATGGGTTTCCAACCCGGCGATGAATTTGACATCAAGCTAGGCCGCACCAGCATTACGCTATCGGCGGTACCCGCTTAAACTGTTAACACTGCGGGCGATCAATGTATTCAGGTTATAACTTCTACGATCGCCCGCTTGCTCAGCGGCAAGTCACGCAGGTTAGTGATCCGAACACCGCATGGTTTGCGCAGGAGCCGCATTGGATCTTGATTGAAGATCTGATGAGCGGCACCTACGGGATGCGCAAGAAGCACCGCCGTTATCTGCCGCAAGAGCCCCGCGAGCTTGATGAATCCTACGACAACCGCCTAGCACGCAGTGTATGCCCTCCGTACTACCAGCGCCTTGAGCGGATGCTCGCTGGCATGTTGACGCGCAAGCCAGTAAGGCTTGAGGATACCAGTGATGTGATCACTGAGCAGCTATTTGACGTAGACATGCAAGGCAATGACCTGAATGTATGGACCTACGAAACTGCTCGCAAGCTGGTGCGTTATGGCCACGTCGGCACGCTCGTAGACGCACCGCAAGATGGTGGGCGCCCATATTGGGTGACCTACACGCCACGGCAGATCCTTGGCTGGCGCACTGAGCTAAAAGATGGCCAACAGGTGCTATCCATGCTGCGGCTATCGGAAACTGTCACCGTACCTGATGGCGAATATGGCGAGAAGGCAGTGCAGCAGATTCGACTGCTGACACCTGGCGCATATCAACTCCACCAGAAAGGTGATGACGGTGAATTTCGCATCACTGATGAAGGCACCACCAGCCTTAGCGAGATCCCATTCTCCATTGCATATAGCAACCGTGTTGGCTACCTCGAATCACGGCCGCCGCTGGAAGATATTGCAGAGCTAAACCTGAAGGTATATCAGGTGCAATCAGACCTCGACAATCAACTGCATATCTCAGCGGTGCCGATGCTGGCATTCTTTGGTTTCCCATCGGCAGCCGAGGAGGTATCTGCAGGCCCTGGCGAGGCCATTGCATTTCCTGCTGAAGGCAAGGCAGAGTACATCGAGCCCAAGGGCACCAGCTTCGACTATCAGTTTCGCAGGCTGGAGCAGATTGCTGCGCAGATCAATGAGCTAGGGCTATCTGCAGTGCTAGGCCAGAAGCTATCAGCAGAGACTGCCGAGGCAAAGCGCATTGATCGCAGCCAAGGCGACAGCACGATGACGGTCATTGCCCAGAACGTGCAGGACATGATCGACAACTGTCTGCAATACCATGCGCAGTACCTCGGGCAAGCCGCTGCAGCCGGTAGCTGCTACGTCAACCGTGACTTCATCGGCGCACGCCTTGAACCACAAGAAATCCAGTCGCTGCTGCAGCTGTACACTGCTGGCACCATCACCCAGGAAACACTGCTCCGTCAGTTAAGCGACGGTGAGGTGCTGGGGGATGACTTTAACGTGGATGAAGAACTGGAGGCTACATCCAATGCGGGGCTTGATTTACCGGCTACTCGACTGGATAACGGATCGCCTAGTGGACGTGATGATTTGGATCGACCCGCAAAAGAGCAACAGGAACTCGACGCTTGATTACACCGTATCTGCACTACCAGAAGAGATCCTTGCCATTGTGCGCATCAGTTGGTACAAAGATGGCCGAGCAGATGAGGTAGATGAAACTGTGCTGATGGAAGATGGGCAGAATGGATATGACGCATTTGCAGCGTTAGTTACAGGCTCGTTGAACCGTGGCGCAAATGTAAGTATCCGATCAGGATATGCGCCGCAAGACCTAGGCATTTTCCAATGAGCACACCAGAGGCGTTATATCGCAATGCAATAGATCTAAACCGCTATAGCAATTCTGTAGCTAGGCGGGTGATCAACGCATATAACGACATCATCATTGATGCTGCCAACCAACTGCGCACCATTGATGAGCTAGCCGCACCAGTCAAAGCAGCAAGGTTGCGGGCAATCCTGGCGCAATTGAAGGACAGCCTGGCAACATGGGCAGGTGATGCAAGTGAGCTGATGGTGCCAGAACTGCAAGGATTAGCCGAGTTGCAATCTGAGTTTGTCACTGAGCAGCTACGCCGTGTATTGCCGCCTGGTAGCCGTGATGCAGTGCGCACCGTGGAGATCAGCTTGCAATTTGCGCAGTCAGTGGTCACCACAGATCCAACGCAGCTCAATGTGGTGGCATTATCGGATGATCTATTTGCTGCAGTGCAAGGTGCACCGCAAACATTCAGCCTTACCGCTGCTCAAGGTGCCACCATCACGCTACCTAATGGTGAGGTGGTCACTAAGGCATTTCGCGGCATTGCCGTTGATCAAGCAGAGCGGTTTAACCAAGTGGTGCGGCAAGGGTTATTGACAGGTGAAACCACACCAAGCATCGTCAAGCGGTTGATTGGTAACTTGCAATTTGGCGAGGAAGCTAAAACCGTGCGGCAACTTGTAGCAGCAGGTGGTCAAGCCACTGCCGTAGCTGACAATCAAGTTATGGCGCTAATTCGCACCAGCATCAACCAGGTGGCTAATACTGCCAGTCAGCAGGTATATGAAGCAAACCAAGATATAACCAAGAAATATCGATACGTCGCCACGCTTGATACACGCACCAGCGCAAGATGCGCAGCATTAGATGGCAGAGAGTTTGAATATGGCCGCGGTCCAATGCCACCGCAGCATTTCAACTGCCGCAGTACTACAGTGCCAATTATCGACCCAGACATCCTGCCGCCATCGACTACGGCAACCAGGGCTAGTAAAGATGGCCAAGTGCCAATCAACCAAAGCTATGGCGAATGGCTAGCTAAGCAGCCGCGTAGCGTGCAAGCTGATGCGCTTGGCCCCGGCAAGGTTGCATACTTCAACCGCCTTGCCGATAAATACGGTCCACGTAACGCCATCGCAAAGCTAGTCCGTGATGATGGCGCAGAGGTAACATTAAAGCAGCTCCGCAAACGATATGGACCTACCTAGCCTCCGGCATTTTGGTGACCGTGGCATCTTCCATATCTATAGCGATCCAGTTGAGGCGCTTGTAGGTGAGGCATGGGTGCTAGCCATCTACACCGATAAAGGTTGGGCCACTGCAGACGGCGGTACACTAATCACAGTTGCTGAATGGCGTCATGCCACTCAAGAAGGGCAAATCCAAGGATGTAGTATCAGCCAACATAAAAGCGGAGATGAAAGCGGGCAAACCGCAAAAGCAAGCAATAGCAATCGCACTCGCAAAAGCCGGCAAAAGCCGCAAGGGTAAGAAGAAGAAGTGGTAACCTAGACGTGTACTTAAGCCTGCGGCTTATCCATGTCTGAAGAAAACCAACCAATGGAGCCTGCGGCTACCAGTGGTGATACAGATGCGCTCAAACGCAGCATTGAAGCACTTGAGCGCAAGAATCAAGAGCTGATTGCCGAGCTGCGTGCTGCAAAGTCAAAGAAATTGCCGGATGGTGTCAATGTCGACGAACTCCTTGAATTCAAGCGTCGCGCTGAACAGGCTGAGCTTGAATCACAAGGAAAGTACGCCGAAGCACGACAGGTACTGGAGCAGCAGTTCCGTGAGGCGACGGCGCAAAAGGACCAGCGCATCGCAGAACTCGAAGTCAAATGCCGTGAGCTTGAACTGGTCACACCAGCCGTGACGGCATTGGCTGACATCGTCCATGACCCGGACATGGTGCTAAAGACCAAGCTAAGCAGCGATCAAATTGAACGCGAACCAGATGGCACGGTGGTAGTAGTAGACGGCTATCAACGCACGCCTGTTGCTGAATGGGCCAAGACGCTACCGGCATGGATGCAAAAGCAGCCGCGGCCACAAGGCAGTGGTGCACCAGGTTCTCAGGCTAGTAGCAGCATCCCTGCTGGCCTGAAAAACCCATTTGCCAGGGAATCATTCAACCTGACGGAGCAGGCGCGGCTATTCAGGACGGATCGTGACTTATACGATCGGATGAAAGCAATTGCCATGCGCTAACATATCTACAACCGGCTGCGCTGGTGATCGGGCTGCGCCCACACCGTAAACACACTCTTTAGGTATTCATCATGGCGACACTTCGCTCTGATGTCATCATCCCCGAAATTTTCACGCCTTACGTCATCGAGCAAACCACCCTTCGCGATGCCTTCTTGGCTAGCGGTGTGGTGCAGCCGATGGCCGAGCTGAATGCAACCGAGGGCGGTGACTATGTCAACATTCCATTCTGGAAAGCAAACCTTACCGGTGACTTTGAAGTGCTGTCTGACAGCACCTCGCTGACGCCTGGCAAGATCACCGCCGACAAGCAAGTCGGTGTCATCCTGCACCGTGGTCGTGCCTTCGAGTCTCGTGATCTCGCAGCTCTGGCTGCTGGTGCTGACCCGATGGCCGCCATCGGTGCCAAGGTGGCCGACTATGTGGCCAACCAACGGCAGAAGGATCTGATCAAGTGCCTCGAAGGTGTATTTGGCGGCTTGACCTCCAACACCGGCGCTGCATTTATTGATCTGTCTTTTGACAAGACTGGGCAAACTGCTCTTGGCCCCCGTCAGGTGGCTAAGGCACGTGCGCTGCTTGGCGATCAAGGCGACAAGCTCACCGCTGTCGGCATGCACTCTGCTGTGTACTACGACTTGGTTGAGCGCAAGGCCATTGATTACGTGACCAATGCTGAGGCACGTGGCGGTGGCACTGTTGCTACCACTGGCATCGCTCCTGTATTTGCTGGCAGCATTGCTGGCGCTTACGGCGGCGACAATTCAGTGCCCACCTACATGGGCCTCCGCGTCATCGTCTCTGACGACCTGGCACCTACCAGCACCAACTACCCGGTGTATTTCTTCACTCAAGGCGCTATCGCCAGCGGTGAGCAAATGGCGATGCAGACTGAAACTGATCGTGACATCCTCGCCAAGAGTGATGCCATGTCAATCGACCTGCACTACTGCTATCACCCGGTTGGCGCTAAGTGGGTTGTGGGTACTGCTAACCCGACACAAGCTCAACTTGCCACAATCGGTAACTGGACTAAGGTGTACGAGCTTAAGAACCTCGGCATCGTTAGGGCTACTGTTACTTCCAACTTCTGAGGTAACTAATCATGGCATCTATCTTTGAGGCAACTGCTGGTAAAGCCATCGGCTACCCGACTGGGTTAGGCGGTGCTGTTACCCAGGAAACTAGCAAAGCTACTGGGGTTACGCTTAGTAAGCCTGCTGGTGAGATCACCACTCATGATGCGTCGCTAGCTGGCGGTGCTGAAGTGAGCTTCGTTGTGACCAACACTTTCGTTGGCATTAACGATGTGCCTGTTGTGGCAATCCAATCTGGGGCAACCACTGGCACCTATGTCGCAAGCGTTAGCGCCGTTGCGGCTGGTTCATTTACCATCACGCTTTCCAATGTGGGTGCAACCGCAGCCGAGGCGTTGGTATTGAACTTTGCCATCATCAAGGGCGCTGAAGCCTGATATGGGCTTGTTCGCTTTCCGGCGACTGCGTAACCAGGAGGCTGCTTCTACGGAGGCGGCCTCTCTTTCTATTGCGGAGCCTACACTGATACCAACGGAGCCGGACAATGGCAATAGTGATCGTGGCCACACCAGGGGCCGCCAACGCAAACTCGTATCTGACGCTAGCTGACGCGCAAGCGATCATTGATGGTTTTGTGCAGGATGCTGATGTAACGGCGTGGGCGACAGCAACCACTGACCAAAAGAACCGTGCTTTGTTTACCGCTACTCAACGCTTGGATCGTGAACGGTACCTTGGTGCCCGTGCTACTGACACTCAATCATTGCAGTGGCCAAGAACTGGCGTGCGCAGGCCTGATACATACATCAACACCTATGCCGTTGGTTTTCCATTTCGGATTACCACTGACTACTTTGATGACAACGAAATACCAAGTCAGATCAAGTACGCGCAAACCGTACTTGCGACGTATCTGCACAACAACCCAGATGGGATTGGCCTTAGCGGATTGGAAGATTACAAAAATGTCAAAATCGGCAGCATTGACGTAACACCTAACTTGGGTTATGGCGCTGTTGGCGCAGATAAGGTGCCACCGCTGATGGAGCGGTACCTGACAGGGCTTAGAATAAGTGGACCAGGTAACTTCTCAATTCGCCGGAGCTGACCATGGATCGCAGTTACAGCATCGGCTTTGAATACATTGATGACACCGCTGCGCACACTGGCCGCTTCTGGCAATTGTATGCACTGGCTGATGCAGTAATTGCTAGCGCAGTGATTGAAAACCAAACTGGCAATACCTTCACATCAGTGCCCCTTAAAGGTGGCGACAGCATCTCAGGTGTATTTACTAGCGTCACATTGGCAAGTGGCAAGGTTGTTGCTTATAAGGTGTGACCATG